CTTTGCATGTTGCAAAAATCGTTTGAATCTAATTTTATTGTAGGTGAGCAAGGTGGCGAAAAGTTTAAGTACGTTGAACAATGGGCGCAATACGTTAGCTTTTCAGGTATGAAGCAATTCCACCGTACAAAGATGCTGAATGATATGGCATTAATGGCATCTACGCCGTTTATTGTTAATTGGGATTGCGATATTATTCTGCCACCTATGCAGGTGTATTTAATGGCCTTGGAATTGCGTTCAGGCGTTCAATTTATTTACCCATACGATGGGCGTTTTCTACGAATACCGCGCATTGACTTCAACCGCATAGAATCAAACTTGGATATTGGCTTTGCGGCTGAAATTAAGTTTAAAGGCCGTTTGGGTGGCAATCCGTGTGAAACTTCAGTTGGCGGAGCGGTTGCATACGAAAAAGATTCATTCATCGACGCAGGAATGGAAAATGAGAAAATGATTTCTTACGGTCCTGAGGATGTTGAACGGATTGAAAGGTGGAACGCACTTGGATTTACAGTTAAACGAACCGGAGGTGCTTTGTACCATTTGGATCATTTCATCGGTGTAAATTCAGGTAAACAAAACCCGCATTTCAAGCCGAACCATGAGCAGTTAGAAAAGCAGCGCAAAATAACCGAAACGGAGTTACGAAACTATATTGATACTTGGGAGTGGCGGCATATGTACACACCTGCTTATTACAAGCGCATTAGCGTAGGTTCGGAGCAATCTGCGGTAGAAGTATTCAAAGAACTGCAAAGTATCGGCATTAAGCCTATAAACGTGTTAGACGTTGGTTGCGGCTGTGGTGCTTGGGTGCAAAAAGGTGTTAATTGGGTTGGGGTTGATTACGGCATACCGAAAAAAGCCATGTACGAAGGTGTTAATTATATTGATTATGATTTAAGCAAATTAATTAATGAGCCATTCGGTAAAGATTTTGGTAAATTCGATTTAGCTATTTGTATGGAAGTTGCAGAACACTTACCAAAAGAGTGTGCAGGGGTATTGGTTGAACTGCTTGTATCACATGCGGACAAAGTGCTATTTTCTGCCGCAATACCAAAGCAAGGCGGTACGGGTCATATTAACGAGCAATGGCAAACGTGGTGGGCTGAAATATTTGCTAAGTACGGCTACTATGCAGCTAAAAAACAACCGAACATAAAAGAAAATGTTAAAGTAGAGTTATGGTATCGACAAAATACCGTACTTTACGAAAGAAATGGTAAAGGCAAAGTAACAGATTACGTTTTACCTGCCTATTACGAACAAATAACCAAAAACTTGTAAACAATGAAAAAATTATTATTAATCGCAGCTATTGCGTTTGTGTCATGCAGAAAAGAAACTATTAAATGTTGGGAGTGCGAGGTGTATCGAGATGGCAACAAGATTGCCACCGAACAACATTGCAAGTATCTACCTTTAAACTTCTACAATCAAACGGGCAATTTTATTGAGTTTAAGTGTAAATGATATTACAGTTTAACACATACGGTAATGAAAAACAAAAAGATGTAGCACGTTATTGGCTCGATAAAACAACCACTGATATTGTTTACGGTGGATCTAAGGGTAGCGGCAAATCTTATTTAGGTGTTTCGTTAATTTTCGGTGATGCGTTCCTTTATCCGGGTACGCATTATTTTATTGCCCGTAAGTCATTAACCAATATCCGTAAATTTACTATACCTTCAATACATGAAGTGTTCGACCATTGGGGAATACCTGCTACAATGTGGAAGTATAACGGGCAGGATAATTTCTATGAATTACACAACGGTAGCAGGGTTTATTTGCTTGATGCTAAGTACATGCCTTCAGACCCTGAATATTATCGCTTCGGTTCGATGCAAATGACAAGGGGGTGGATAGAAGAAGCCGGAGAATTTGAAGAAGCAGCAAAAAACAACTTAGCCGCATCTATAGGACGTTGGAAGAATACTGAACACGGGTTGCACCCAAAATTACTACAAACTTGCAACCCGTCTAAAAACTACCTTTACAAAAATTACTACAGAAAAAATAAAGACGGCACAATTGAATCGTATAAAAAGTTTGTACAAGCGTTACCTACAGATAATAAGAGGCTTCCGCCTGAATATCTTGAAAACCTTGAACGCACATTAAGCAAAAACGAAAAGGCAAGGCTTCTACACGGAGAATGGGAGATAGACGATGATCCTGCCGCATTGATTGAATACGATAAGATAATTGACATATTCAGTAATACACACGTTGAACACGGCAATAAGTATATTACGGCCGATATCGCACGTTTAGGCGGCGATAAGATTGTGATTATTGAATGGGATGGATGGCGTGGTAAGGTAAAGCATTATTCGCGGCAAACGCTCGATGTTACTACTACCTACATTCAGGCAGCTATGGCACGAAACCAAACAGGGCGAAGTAATACCGTTGCCGATAGTGATGGCTTGGGCGGTGGGCCTGTAGACTTTCTGAAAATTAAATCATTCGTGAATAATGCGCGGCCATTCCCATCACCTGAAAGGGTAAATAACGAAACTCCGGAAAACTACGACAACTTAAAATCGCAATGCTATTTTAGATTAGCAGAACGAATAAATAAAAATCAATTATATTTGGAATGTGAAACAGAAGAGGTAAAGCAATGGATAATTGAGGAATTTGAACAAGTGAAGCAGAAAACTTTGGATAGCGATATGAAAAAAGGTGTTATCCCCAAGGACAAAGTAAAAGAGTTATTAGGGCGTTCACCTGACTTTGCCGATGCAATTATGATGCGAGAATATTTTGAATTGAATAAAAGTAAAACATTCGCCGATGCGACTTATTGATAAGATTTTTGGAGTTCCACAAATCGTAAAGGACTTGCAAACACAAATAGCAGGTTTTCAGAATCAGCAGTTAGTTAGTAGTTACATTAACTACAACACAGCTATTTATCCTAAGTGGGGTATATTCAAAGATTTGGAAGCATACCGCGTTTACGATGACGTGTATAGTATTGTTACGCTATTGGCGCAAACGGCGGCAATGGTTAATGTAATACCTTATAAGGTGGTTAATGATGCAGCATTAAAGCAAATGACGCGCACTTCGGGGCTGCAACGCAAATATTTTCAGTTAAAGGCGTTGGAAGATTTGCCTGATACAGATATGGTTTTTCAGTCAATGGATAACCCTTCTACGCATTTAAGTAAAACGGAATACGCAGAATTATGGGCATTGTACATGCTATTATCCGGCGAAGCATTTGAATACAAGGTAACAATTGAGTTTGGGCCTGAAAAAGGTAAAACAGAATTTCACTTATTGCGGCCTGACTGCATGACGTTAATAATTTCGGAAGGTTTTCCGCAAAAGGTTATTGGTTACAAGTATTTATTTGCAGGTGGTGAAATATCATTCACCCCCGATGAAGTTACGCATTTCTTATACGTTGATCCTGTTTACTCAAACGGTCAAGAATGGCGCGGGTGCAGTCCGCTACAGGCACTAACTAAAACTTTAACGCGTATTGATTCTGCGCGTGATGTGTCGGTTGCTCAATTGCAAAACGGTGGTGTGCCGGGCATTGTTTACCAAAAAGATTATGATGAATCAATTACATCATTAGGAAGCCGTAAGGAAAACTTTAACCGCTTTTTGCGTGAGAAAGAAAACAAGGGCGCACCGTATTTTGCAGGTGGTGAAATGGGTTACATTCAAATAGGTGCAGTATTGGCAGATTTGAGCGTGGAAGAGTTAAGCAAGATTGACTTTAAGAAGATTTGCAACGCCTACAAGGTTAGTGATACGTTGTTCAATAATTCGGACGCATCAACCGAAAGCAACGTGCAAATAATGACCAAACGTCTATACACAAACAGCGTTTTACCTTTGGTTAACAAATTCGCAGACGGTAGGCAGAAAGGGTTTATTAATAAACTTAAAACAGGCATTAAATACAAATTGGAGGTTGATATTTCGGCTATTCCTGAATTGCAGGACGATATGAATAAACAGGCTGATGCACTTTCTAAAATGTGGTGGGTAACCCCGAATGAGAAGCGCGAAATACAGAAATTTGATAAAAGCGAAGATACCAACATGGATAATTTTTACATTCCTTCAGGATTCCAATTGCTTGAAGATATTGGCGCAATTCCTGACTTACCAAATACGGGAGATTATGAGAACGCTTGATGAAATAATTGAAAAGGCGATACCTTTGCCCGATTGCCCTGTTAAAAAACAGGATGCAATAACGCGGCGTTTTTGGCTGCGAAAAGAGATACTGAAATTGTACGAAGATAAAAAGCCGAATGTAGGCCCGAAAGAGTTTAAGGCATGACCACAAACGAGCAACAGCAATACAGATTAGCATTTACACGCTTTCAGAAAAGGCGCGAGTTGTTGTGGACAGGTAAGATAAGAAAAGCTATTGAACAGCAAGTAAAACAATTTACGGATGAGTACTATTTTACGCGTTCAACATATTCATTAAATGCCATTCAGCCACAACCATTGGTTGATGCATTACGGCTACTGTACGCCGATTGCGCGAAGTGGGGCAATGTAGTTTACAATAATCTGACAAAGAAAGCAACACGCAAGGCTAGAATGCCTATTGGAATGAGTGAAGCGTTTATTGCTGAAATACTGCGTTACTTCAATGTTGATTTGCTAAATGATGTGCAAAACATCGATAATACAACACGAAATAATATCTTAGAAGCGTTAAGGATTGCTACCGAAAAGGGTTTAGGCATTGACGATACGATAAAGTTAATAACCGACACGGCAATAACCTACAATAGAGCGCGTGTTATTGCACGTACAGAAACCGTAACGGCTGCGAATATGGCTGCTAGTATGGCAGCAGATAAAACTGGTTTATTATTAACTAAAACGTGGATTTCAGCAAACGACAGCCGCACACGTAAAGATCACGTACACGTTAACGGAATAACTATTGATAAGGCTGAAGCGTTTATTGTAGGCGGGTTCAAGATGATGCAGCCAGGCGACAGGGGTACAGCCGCAATGCGGACACCTGCCAAAGAAATAGTTAACTGTAGGTGTACAGTTGGTTTTGAAGCTAAACGCGATAACACAGGACGTATTATTTACGCTTCTTAGATTTCTCCCTTTCAATCTTTTCAAGTACTGCAATATCGTAGAAAGCACCAATCTTTCTATCAATGCCGATATGCTCAATTACTTTGTCTTTGGTTTTCACGCGAATTGATTCGCCGTATTTATTTGCGTAGTTCATATAATGCAATATACCCACTATTTACCACACAACAAAGAAGTGTAAGTAATTTATTTTTACAGTAGATGAAAGCAGTGTATCAATATAAAGCGGGGTTGGTAGGTGCATCAATTAAAGATGTAGACGGTAAGCGTGGCATTGTTACTGGCTACTTCAGCAAATTTGATAATGTTGATAGTGATGGGGATATTATTAAGCGCGGCGCATTTGCTAAAACTATTTTAGAGAATGGCCCGAAAAGTAAGCAACCACGTATCAAACATTTACAGAATCACAACACATCACAGCCGTTAGGGTTGATACTTGAATTAAACGAGGATGTAAGCGGGTTAGCGTATGAATCGCAAATCGGTTCACACAACTTAGGGCAAGATTTTATTAAAATGGTTGAAAGTGGTTTGATTACCGAACATTCGATCGGGTTTCAAACATTAAAGCGCAATCAGCTTCAATCATATGACCAATATAGGGCTAACCCAAACGGCGGTTGGTACGAAATTACTGAAGTGAAGTTATGGGAAGGTTCAAGCCTTACCGCGTGGGGTGCAAACGAATTAACGCCATTAACCGGATTAAAAGGTGTTGCAGAAATTGAAAGCATTGTTGAAAAGCAAAACCAAATAGAAAAGTTTTGCAGGAATACGGATGCAACCGACGAAACAATACAGTTGCTTTTACTTCATAGTAAGCAGCTAACACAAATGATTTTAGACGCCACAAAGCCATCAACAGATACTTTGCCGGTAGCAGAAATACAAACAATATTTTCAAATTTTAATAACAGTTTATAAAAATGGACATTAAAGAAATTCAAGCGGCGTTACTTCCTGAGTTGCAGAAAACAAAAGAAGCGCTCGAAGCAAGTTTAAAAGCTAAGGTTGATGAAGCCGTAAAAGCAGAATTAGATAAAGTAAATACAACCATTAAAGGGTTGCAGACTTTACCGGAAGGATTGAAAAGTGAGGATTTGACAAAATTAAGTGCAGACGTGAAAACGTTGATTACTGATTTTGCCGAATTCCAAAAACAAGCAAAAGAAAAGCAAGTGCAAAAATCAAATAAATCAGTTTCATGGGAAGTTGCTTTGAAAGAAGCATATGCAGAAAAGAAAGCCGAAATTGATGCAATTGTAAAAAGTGGCGGTAATCAATCAGCACCATTGGTGTTTGAATTGAAAGACGCTGTTACCATTTCTACCGAAAACACTATCGGTGCAGGTGCAACGCAATATACCCTAACTGAAAATACCGGCATTGTAAGCCCAATTCGCAAACGAGTTTTGACTTATTTGCAGAACGTTTCTGTAGGTAATATCAGTAAGCCTTACGCTTTGTGGGTTGAAGAAACCGACGAACAAGGTACACCTATTTTTATCGGTGAAGGTGATGGTAAAACTAAATTATCAGTTCTTTACGTTGAAAAAACTAAGAACGTTAAGAAGATTGCCGTTTACGGTAAAGTAACTACCGAAATGATGGACGATTTACCACAGTTGATTGCGTACATTCAAACTAACTTAATGAAAAGAGTTGATTTGAAAGTAGAAGATCAATTATTCACAGGTAATGATTTAGGCGACAACTTAAAAGGTTTAACTTCATACGCAACAGCATTTACAGGTGGTGATTTAGCAGCCGGTGTTAGTAATCCAAATGACTTTGATGTTATTAACGGTATCGCTGCACAGGTTAAAAAAGCAAACGGTATTTGTAATGCAGTATTTGTTAACAGCGCGGTTGTTAACCGTATGTTGAGTAACAAAACTACCTATGGCGAATACATTTTTCCTCCGGGCGTTACCGCTGATGCAAATGGTCAAATTACCGCTTTCGGTATTAAAATTATCGGAACTAACGCGTTAGCTGCTGATAACTTTGTGGGTGGTGATTTAACTGCTGCAAATGTAAGAATTCGTCAAGGTATGACAGTTCAAATCGGTTTGGATGGTAACGACTTTACCAACAACTTAAAAACCATTTTGGTTGAGTTGCGTTTGGTTCAATTCGTTTCCGCAAATGATACTCCGGTACTTGTTAAAGGAAATTTCAGTTCTGCAAGAGGTACTTTAGATAGCGGTTCATAGTTTGTTTTGGTTTTAGTTTTCATTGTTTAGTTATTGGTTAGCCCCTGCTCAGTTTTGGGCAGGGGTTTTTAAATAAAAGCATTATGTTAGGAGTTAGAGATAACGCGGTTATCGACATTGAATTGATAGAGGATAGCGGTGTGCAATCCGAACCAGTTACAAAGGCTGAAGCGTTAGCGCATTGCCTTATCGATGACTTAGGACAGGACACCGTTATTGTAGACGCGTTTATTACAACAGCAAGGCAGCAATGCGAAGATTTTACTGGTATCGGGTTTGTTAATCGCGAAATAGTCGCGGTGCTAAATAACTCACTCGGAAATATTTACATACCATACGGGCCAAACATTGAAGTATCAAAAGTTGAAACAATTGAAGGCGTAGAGTTATCGCTATCTAACGGCGAATATGAAGTTACCGGCAATAATTTTAAGGCCTTAAGAAAGCCTGTTTTAGATTGGGTGAAGGTAACATATACCGCAGGTTATACAAGCCTTCCACAGGTACTTAAAACGGCCTTATTAATGCAAGTAGCGTACTTGTATGCACATCGTGGAGATGAGCAAAGCGGACAACTTTCACCAGATGCAAAAGCATTATTAAAACCACATAGCAGGGTATGGTAGCAGGTAAACTAAACAGGCAAATAACTTTTAAGGAATGGGAATACACCCAAGATGATTACGGTGGAGTTATTCAATCACTTGCAACGTCATGGAATCAATTTGCAAATGTTGTAACCACTTCAGGTAATCAGTTCGGTGGCGAAGGTGTGCAGCAATGGCAGTATGACGCTAAGTTCACGGTAAGAAAATTAAAGCAGATTAAAAGCAACCACACAATAACATACGATGGTGCTAATTACACTATCAATGATATTCGCGTTACAAATGAGGGTAAGCAGGAATTTTACGAAATAAGAGCAAGTAAAACAGATGGCAAACTTTAGCGCATCAATAAAAGGCTTCGAGGAAATTATGGATAAAATAGATCCTGTAAAATTTCAGCGTGAAATACAAGGCGCACTTGATGATTTTGGTTTGAGGGTTGAAAAGAAAGCTAAATTACTTGCTCCAAAAGATGAGGGTGCGTTGGCGCAAAGCATTAACCATACTTCAGGCACTTTATCGGTAACGGTTTCTGTAAATAAAGATTACGCTGCTTATGTAGAATTTGGCACACGAAAATTTGCACAAAAATATGTAAGCACATTGCCGAATGACTGGAAAGAATTTGCAGCAAAGTTTAAAGGTAGTGGCGGCTCAAAAGGTTCTTTTATGAGTTTCTTTTATACGATACTCAAATGGGTGCAAAGAAAAGGTATTGCAGCACATAAAACAAAAAGCGGTAATCGTTCAAACAGTAAATCATCCATACAAGCGGAATACAGCGCGGCCTATTTGATTGCGTTGAAGATACTCCGTGAAGGCATTAAACCGCAACCGTTTTTATATCCGGCTTTTACACAGGAAGAAGGGCAGTTATTAAAAGACTTGCAAAATATAATTGAATAATGAAAGACGTAAATAAACCACTACGAAAAGCATATTTTGCGGCGTTATCAGTAACGGGATTGCCGGTGTATGAAAATGCATTACCAAATAATTTAAACCCCGAAGAGTACATTATTTTCAGGGGCTTTGATACTACTGAAGCGAGTACAAAGAACAGTGCTGATACAGATACTAATGTTACTGTAGAAATTCACACATACAAAGACATTCATAATAATTCTACTGTATCGGAAAACATTGCAGACGATGTTTACCGATACATTTACGCTTTGCCGCAATTTGTGTTACCTATGGATGGTATGCAAATGGTTCAAGCACAATTGGTAAATGATAGAACGCAAGATTACGGCTTTGTTAATGGGCGCATGTACATTGATAGATTTATTACTTTCAAGCATAATATTTTTGTAGGAGGAACAAGCAATATGGTATTCAATGGTATAGGTAGGTACACCTACATAGCAACAGGCGGTGAAACGCAATTTACCGTATCAGCCGCAATCGGTAAGACCGCAATCGGTATGTTTAAAGACGGCGTTTTCTTCTTGCCTGTTACTGGAACGCCTACAGGTAAGCAAATGAAATTTGATGCTTCAACAGGTATCGTATCATTTGAAATTGAATGCGAACCAAACGAAGAACTTTACTTTTTATATGAGTAACGTTTACTACAATTTACTACAACGACAACGTTTTTAAAATAGTTAATTTCACATAAAATAAAATAAAATGGCAGAACATAAATTATCGGGTGCGAGTGTTTTATTATTTATCGACCCAGCGGGAGGAACAAGCTATAAAACATTAGTTTGTCTTACTTCTCAATCATTCACAGGATCAAGCAATGTAATTGATGCTACATCTAAATGCGGTGCTGATTCATTGCCAGGTACACAATCGAATTCGATTAGCTTTGAAGGACAGCAATTGTTTGACCCTGAAACAGGTAAGGTAAGTATTATTAGCCTACATACTTTGTGGCAAAATAAAACTACTATCGGTTGGAAGATTGCACCTGCAACGCCAGCCGTTGGTGATGAGATTATGACGGGTACTGGTTTTATTTCTGAATTGGGTAAAACCTATGACCAAAACAGTCCATCTTCTTTTAGTGGCACGTTGTCAATTTATGGTACTGCAACGAGCGAAGAGTATGCGACTTCATGAAGTCATTTAACAACTGAAGCAGGTGTTATACTAACAACTGAAGCAGGTATTTTATTAACAACCGAGTAAGTAATGGCTAATATTAAGATAAGCGAATTAAACGAAGCGGGGTTGCCGTTAGATGGCACGGAAGATTTACCTATAGTCGAAGCGGGTGTAACGAAGCGATGTAGCACACAGGATATTGCGAACCTTAGCGGGAAAGTGTACCATGCGTTGTTACAATTTGACGGGGCTTCAAATCCTACCGTATCAATTTTGTATAAAGATGATTTAGGCGGCATTACATGGCTTAGGACGGCAACTGGCACATATTATGGCAATATGACTGTTGCAGGCGTTTTAACAGATGGCAAAACAGCTACAAATAGAGATACGGTATTATATAACGAAGGTTTGTACATTAGATGCTACGCAAATACTCCAAGTCAAATAGCATTGCAAATGCGAAATTTAAGCGGTAATCCACTTTCAGACAGTTCGACAACGACTTTTTTTGAAATAAAAATTACCGTTTACTAAACCAAAAACAACCAAAACAATGAGTTACTGTAAAATCAATTTAGGCGGCAAAGAAAGGGGTTTAAAATTCAATAATCTTGCAATTCATAAGATTGCCGAAATTAGAGAAAAGACAGGCATTAAAACTAATAACGAAACAGTTGCTGGCATCGCAGGTACATATGCAATTGTTTATGCAGGGCTAGAAGCTAATTGTTTTGTTAAAGGTGAGCAACCCGATTTTACATTTGAGGATGTTTGCGATTGGTGCGACAGCATGAGTGAAGAAGATGCTTCATTAGTTAATGAAGCTATTACTTCAAGTGAAGCGTATAAAAAAACAATTGCGTATCAAAACGCTGTAGATGTTTCAAAAAAAAAGGACAAACCGAACAAACGGCAGCGGAATACAGACACGAATGCTTAGAAGTTGCATTAGGTAAATTAGGTTGGAGTGAATACCAATATTATACGAGTAGCCCCGAAGCGTTTTTTTTCGCCGTTAGGGGCTATTTTAGTAAATTACAAGATGATGCCCTGGCAATTAGAAATGCAGCTACGATAATATACAGGTCATTGGGTGGTAAAAAGGATATGGACAGTATATGGCCGTTAATCGGGAATGAAGCGAAGCCTACGCAAATAGAAATGACAAAAGAAATGTACGAATTGATTAAACGCAAACATAAAGATTTCAAACCGTCATGAGTGGATTAAATATAGAAATAAAAGCCAACGCAGGACAAGCAACGCAGCAACTTGAAAAGGTTGCCGATGCGTTGTATGAGGTACAAGTAAATAGCGGTAAGGTTGCGGATGG